GTTTTTGGAGCTGGTCGAACAGCTGAACGGACAGCCGGCACTGGTGTTTTACAACTTCCGGCATGACGCATCCCGCATCGAGGCGGCACTGGCTAAGTCAGGTTTACGCGTCCGGCGTCTGTCGGGTCCGCAGGATGAAACAGACTGGAATAACCGGCAAATCGATATCCTCCTGGCGCATCCGGCCAGTGCCGCCTTTGGACTTAACCTTCAGGACGGGGGGAATCACGTTGTGTGGTTCGGGTTGAATTGGTCATTGGAGCTTTACCAGCAGGCTAATAAGCGCTTACATCGGCAGGGGCAGACACAGAAGGTCATTGTACATCATCTGATGGTCGAAGGTGGGCGCGACGAGGACGTCGTCGCGGCATTAGAGGACAAAAGCGCGACCCAGGACGCACTGATCGAAAGTTTGAAAGCAAGGATCGAAAAAGTGAAAGGAGAGGCGGCGTAGTGAGTATTGAGCAAGGTAACGTAAATCACAAATTTGATCAGGGCAAGCCTCGTCTTGATCTTGTACCGCCGGGCATCATCGAGGCTGTCGGTGTTATCCGGACGTATGGAACAGAAAAGTACGGGGATCCCGACGGATGGAAGAACGCTGAACCGAACAGATACGTCGCGGCATTGCTTCGTCACATGGTCGCCTATATGCGGGATCCCGCGAGCGTTGACGATGAGAGCGGCCTGCCGCATATATGGCACATTGCCTGTAACGTGGCGTTTCTGATCGAGTTTGATTATATGAAGAGTGAGGAGGAATAACTTATGGCAAGCAAGTCAAAAACGATTGAGCAGGGGATATTTGATCTCATCAGCGACGCGAAAAAAGACATGGTGTGCGAGGGCTATGACGAGACGCGGTACAACCGCCTTGATTATCTCGAAAAGCTGATAATCGGCGAGATGCAGGCAAGCAAACCACCGCAGCCAAAAAAGCCGTTGACGGGCATTGAGGCGGTTTTAAACGGCCAGCAGGAAGATATCGACGGGGTGACAGGCAATGGGTGTAGTGAGTGATATTTTGGACGGCGGGATCCGGCAGAAATGCCGGTACCTGGCCGAGAACGCAGAGCCGATAATTGTTGCCGGTGCCGCATTGATGTGCACCATTAACGCAATCGCAGAGCGCGGGCGTGAATCGGAAATGTTCACGGAGGCTGATATGTCAGAGGTATCCGATCTGCTTGAGATCGCGAAGGTACAAGCGGCCGGCATTGCTGATCTGCAGCGTGCGGAGGACAAGTTTTCACGGGTCGAGAAAGCATTTCAGATGCTTGAACAGCAGAATGAGCAGGAGGCACAGACATGAATGCATTGAGTGTTGTGGGCTTAACGGCTGCGGGTGCCGTGATCGGGTACATCATCGGACGCGCGGTCAAAGAGAGGCAGTACCGGCGGCGGTACGGGTATACACGGCGGCGGGTTGAAAGGAGAGGGCTATGAGCAGATTTAAGGAAATCAAAAACGTTGATTCGGTGTTTGTATCAGAAAGCGAAATTATTGTCATAGGGTCACCAGTGGACGGCGATGATGATATGCATAATTGCGATCAAATGGGATGCGGATCATGTGATCATGTATTAATCCGCGCGGTGTATAACTACATCGAAAAAGGCTACAATCCCGAAAATCAGGAGAAATGATTATGAGCGATAGATTAACACCCGAACAACTGCAAGCGATGGAAGAGCGGGCGAACAGGTGGAAGGACGTTGACGAACTGCCCGTATCTGAGTGTGAGGACTGCTGTGCTGCTGATTTAGCGAATGATATTGCTGCTCTTCTCGCCGAAGTCAAGCGGCTAAAAGCAGAACTGGATGCGGCGGTGAGTGACAGAACGCCCAAGTCGGCAATACCGCACAAAGCCGAGACACCGACAAAGATCGGAAATGTGACATTCGGCAAAGGCGTGACAATTTGGAACTGCCCGACATGCGGCACGTTCATTACGCGGTCGCATAAATACTGCTGGAACTGCGGACAGGCGCTGGAATACGATGCGCAAAAGAAAGGCGAATGATATGGGCGATAAACTAGGCTGGGTACGCCGTGAAGCACAGGAGTGCGGCGATAAGAAGCTAGGCGTCGGCGATCTACGCTGGAACGGCGAAGGATGGGAGATCAACAAGGGCTATCCTGTGGGGCATGTATCGCTTGATGACGAGCTGGCCGAACTCGAAACATACCGGCAGCAGATCAAGGACGGGCTAAGACCTCTATTGCCGTGCAAGGTGGGTGATACGCTATATGGCTGAAAATCCACAAGATTATCATTATGGAGAGCGATGGCTTGCATACGACCATCCGCCAAAGGAGGCAGAGTAAGATGAAAGCAATCATGAATAAAATCGAAAAGGCAACTTCGATGTTCTTAACAAGACTAGAAAAAGCCGGGGTGGACACTGATAGCTTGAGTCTCAATATTCACTATGATGACGGTGAAAACAAATTCAGGTGCGGAGATCGCAAGATTGTTTGTTTGCCGGTGCGAGACAATGAAACGGTAAAGTGCATACTGCCGGGAGAAAGCGAACTAACAGAATGTTTTATTTATGAGGTATCTATGCACTACGGTCACGAGGGAGGCGTGAGGTTTAACTGTCTTTTGCCAAACCGCAATCATGAAGATTTTAGCTTTGGATTAAGTGATATTGGAAAAACGGTTTTCATTGATATGAAGAATGCGCCGACGCAATAAAGCCAATGTAGGGGGATAAATCAAATATTGTGCGAGCGGTGCCAGGCGTCGGCGCGGCATCGCTCTATGACTTGAGGGGGTCAGCATGACGGCGATAGAACAGTATTTAAAAAATTATTGGTTTGCAACACGTAACATCGGCAGGTTAATGCTTGACTTAAATGCTGCAAAACATGCTTATGAAGAAAGCTATGGAAGCGTACCAATTTCAAAATATCATGAGCTGCGTGTGAAGCAGAGAAAAAATATCAGCCCGACTGAGTTAGCTTATCTTATCGAAGTGAACCAATACAGCGCAGAGGTTGAGAGCATTGAGACCAGGTTGAGAGAAGAGCGTGCAACGATTGCGGTTATAGAGTGCACCGTAAGAAAGGCGAAGTTAGCACCACGTGAAGAAGAATATGTGCGACTAAGGTATTATGAGAACCAGCCTGCGCATTTAGTTGCCCGAAAGATGTATTGTAGTGAATCCACTGCCGCGTTGATAAGGAATCGAGCACTCGAAAAGGTTAAGACTGTGATGAAATATTAGGAGTTTTTTGGAGTTTTTTTCTGATATGATGATATTGTCGAAAGAGGTATAAAAGTGTTAACCGGATTATTTTGGTTGTTTTTCAATATCGCCGTGTTGGCGATTATTGAGTCAGTGATACGTTTTGTGATGTGGAAGAAGCACGGGCATCCGTTTATGTGGGTCGTCTGTGTTATAGCGATAGCGGCGTGCATAGCGGCGATAGCGGCATACGTATTTGCCATACCGCCGGAGCCGTACAAGTTTGATGTGCATCAGCTGTGAAGAGGTGAGAGGTCATGGCCAAAGGTAAATATCAAAAGTGGATAACCAAAGAAGGTCTTGTCAAGCTCGAAGGCTGGGCGCGCGATGGGTTAATCGACGAAGAGATTGCCGGGAAGATCGGCATTGCCCCATCTACCCTCTACTTGTGGAAAGATAAATATTTGGAGATAGCGGAGGCCTTAAAAAAGGGCAAAGAGGTCATTGACTTCGAGGTCGAACAGGCGCTGCTTAAAAGGGCTCTTGGTTATTCATACAAAGAGCAGACATATGAACGGGTTTGGAATCCGACTTTGAATAAATACATCAAGGTCAATACAAAGACAGTCACAAAGCAGGTGGTACCGGATACGACAGCGCAGATATTCTGGCTTAAAAATCGCAAGCCGGATAAGTGGAGAGACAAACAGGAGATTGAGCACTCGGGCAAGATGACAATAGAGCAGGAAATGACCGATGCAGAACTTGAAAAAGCAATCAAGGCCTATGAGCAGGGAGGATAAGGAGCGGTATTTCAGACTGCTGAGAGAGCAAAAGCGCAGGCAAGCGGCTGACGATCTCCTTGCTTTTACACAATACACAAAACCGGACTATGAAGTAAACTGGCACCACAGGGAGTGTGCCGCAAAACTGAATAGCTTTGTCGAGGGGCGCATCAAGAAGCTAATGTTATGGATGCCGCCGCAGACCGGAAAGTCAGAATTATCAACACGCCGATTACCGGCGTTTTTGTTTGGAAAGAACCCCGACTTGCGAATAGCTGAGGTGGCCTATAATCATACGGTGGCCGCGAAGTTTAACCGTGACGTACAGAGGATAGTTGACAGCCATGAGTACACAGAGATATTCCCGGACACAAGGATAGCATCAAGTCAATGGTTCAAAAACAACGGCAGGTATGTCAGAAATGCGGACGAGTTTGAAATCGTCGGGCATAACGGCAGCTTGGTATCTGTCGGCGTAGGCGGCGGTCTTACATCACGAACCGTCGATATCTTGATCATTGACGACATATACAAAGACGCTGCTGAGGCATGGAGTGAAACGATCCGCGAATCGCGGCAAGAATGGTACGACACAGTCGCAAAAACGCGGCTTCATAACGATAGTCAGCAGCTGATCGTCATGACGCGCTGGCACGAAGAGGATATATGCGGGCGGTTGCTTGAAATTGAGGACGACTGGGAGGTCGTTAAATTCCTCGCGATTAAAGATGGACAGGCCTTGTGGCCGGAGCGGCATTCGCTTGAGACGCTACTGTCGATCAAAGAGAACAACCCGATTGTATTCGACAGCCTGTACCAGCAGAACCCGACGCCAAAAGAAGGACTGCTGCTGCCAGCGTCTGAGTGCAAACGCTTCAGGATGGCGCAGATCAAAGACAGCAAACCTGACGGCATTGTGCTGGTGTGTGACGTCGCCGATGAGGGTGATGATAGCCTGTGTGCGCCGCTGGGGCTTTTGTACGGCGATGATGTGTATATACCCGACGTGATATTCACCAAAGACCCGATAGAAGTTACACAGCCGCGTGTGGCTGCAGCGCTTGATGATAACCGCGTCGACCGTGCACGTTTTGAAAGCAATAACGGCGGTAAGGGGTATGCGCTTGAGGTGCAGCGGTTAAGGCGTGGGCGAACAACGATAGACTGGAAGGCGACCACAGCAAATAAACACACTCGAATTATAATGAAATCTGGATATGTCAAAGAGCATTTTTATTTTCTTGTGGATGAAGAGCAGGACGCCGAGTATAAAAAGTATTTTCACGAGTTAACGCACTACCCAAAAAACGGGAAAGTCAAGCACGACGATGCGCAGGACGGCACGACGATGCTGGCGGAGTACATTGATCCCGTAGCAGCGTGGGGATGGTAAAGGAGAGCCGAACTTGAACGAGATAACAGCACTCAACAATATACCTGAAAAGCTCGACAGGGCGATCAAGACAGTGATTGATACACATCTTGTCAGCAATGTTTACAAGCGCACCATCGAAGGCGAAAAGTATTATCGCACTGATAATGTCGAGATAAATGCGCGTAAGCACTATGTATATGCGCAGGATGACAAAGGCGATCCGCAGCTTATTGAAGACCCATACAAGGCCAACAACAAGATGGCCAGCAGCTTTTTGAAGATACAGGTTGATCAGAAGGTGGCGTATAGTCTTGGCCGACCACTGACCTATGAAGACGAAAACGACGAACCCGCTGACGATTTTGTTGAAACGCTTGGCAGGAACTTTGCGAAAACATTGCGCAAAATAGGCAAGGCTGCCGCAAAAAGCAGTGTCGGCTGGGGCATGCCGAACATCACACCCGACGGCGCTTTTGAGCTGGTGCATATACCGAGTTCACAGGTGATCGCGGTATACAAAGATATCGACTCTGAGGAGCTTGAGTACGGGATACGGATGTATGAAGTTACGGCCATCAAACAGGACGGCACATTCGGCAAGACGACACAGGTCGAGGTGTGGGATGACGAGCTTGTCACGATTTACCGTAAAAACATAGACACAAGCGTATACGAGCTTTTGACGCTAGACAATATACCGAATCCGCGATACCACTTCTCGCGGGTTAAAAAGTACGGCGAGACATCTGTCGAGGAACAAGGGCAGTCGTGGGGTAAGGTGCCGTTTGTGCCGCTCTACAACAACGATGAACTTGAGTATGACCTGAAACCAATCAAGAGTTTTGTCGACGTGTACGATATTGTACAAAGCGACTTTGCAAACAACCTTGAGGACTTCCAAGACGTTTTTTGGGTACTGAAAGGGTATGGCGGCACGAACGTTAGCAAATTACTTGAAGACGTGAAGTTGTACAAATCGCTCAGAGTCGGTACAGATGGCGACGCACGTGCGGAAACGATAGATATACCGCACAAAGCGCGGCAGGTGATGCTTGAAAATCTTGAAACCGCGATATATAAATTCGGCATGGCGGTTGACCCAAGCAAAACCAAAGGCGGAAGTCTGACAAATGTACATATCAAAGCCATGTTTGCGAATCTTGATCTCAAAGCCAGCGAGTTTGAGCAGCAGGTGCGCGACTTCATATGGCGGTTGCTTTATTTCGTGAATACATATCGCCAGCAGGCACGGCAACAGCCGACAACGCTGAAAAAGATCAGATTTGACAGATCTATGATCATCAACGAGGCAGAGCTACTTGAAGCGAACGCCGGGCAGCTGGGCACAGTGTCTGACGAGACGCGGCTTGGAAATCATCCGTGGGTTGATGACGTCGAAGCGGAAAAAGAGCGGCTTGAAGCTGAAAAAGGTGCTATTACGATCACAGATGAGGGATAGCCCATGCCCGATAAAAACAAAGAGCGCATTGCGCTAACTGAGAAGCTGGAACAGGCGAAGCTAGCGAAAATACAAGCCGAATATCAAAGAGTATACACATCAATCCGCAAAGAGCTTGCGGATTTTTTCGTGCGTTACGCTGACGGCGGTATAACACTGGCTGAGGCGACGAAGTATGGACGGCTCGCGAACCTTATGAAATATATAGAAGGCGAGCTGGCTAAAATGGCGCAGATGAACGCGGGCAGTCTCGCCGCCCACGCTTTTGAGGTATACGAGCTTAATTACTTCCATGCAGGGTATTTGCTTGAAACGACATATCAGAAAAAGCTCGCATTCGGTGCACTGAATCGTGAAGCCGTAAAGGCTGCGATCATGAACCCTCTCGATAAAGTTGCGGGGCTCGCGAATAGGACGCAACTTCGGCAGGCGGTCAATAGAGCGATCACACAGGCCATCGTGCGCGGCGAGAGTGTGCAGAAAGCCGCCAAAGCAGTTAAGACGTCCATGGAAACCAGCGCATACGGCGCTGAGCGGATTGTGCGTACAGAGACAACGCGGTCTATGAATATGGGAACATACGACAGCATGCAGCATGCGGCGAGCAGGGGTCTGCCGATTAAAAAGCAATGGCTCGCGACACTGGATAGGCGTACGCGCGACTCGCACCAGAGCATGGATGGCGAGACACAGGAACTCGATAAGCCATTTTCAAACGGGCTTATGTTCCCGGGCGATCCCAGTGGCTCAGCCGGAGAGATAATCAACTGTCGGTGCACCATGATTGAGGTCGTGGAAGTAGAAGGCTTGCCTGAAACGAGCAGAGCGGCACGAGACAGCGAGGGCAACTATGAGGTCATACCTAACATGACATACCGGCAGTGGCTAAAAACAAGAGTATCTGGCCGGTGACACGGTCTTGATATAACCAATCAAACAGGCGGAACCCTGTGCCAAAACTACAAGAAAAGCGTGGCGGAGAACCACGGACAAAACACAAAGGAGATTGAATCATATGGCGTTGTTAGAAAAAATCAGTACAGCACTTGGCGCGGAACTCGCGAAACAGGTCGAAGAGGCGCTTGCAAAGGCAACGATTGAAATCGGCGTGACAAACGACGGCACACTCGTTCCCGCGGCA